ATGCAGCCGTTCCGTCTCTGCCCGGTAGCCTTCAAGATCAGCGCGGGCCTCGACCGCACCCCGTCGCGCATCCGCCATGGCCCATTGCTGGCGTATTGCGTCCACACCCTGGCCATATCCCCACCAGACCGACCCAAGCCAGCCCGCGACCAGCACAACGCCACTAGCAGCCCGCAAACGCCCTTTCACAGTCCCACCCGCAGAAAGCCCTTGCACAGCTTCGCGCTGCGCACGCGCCTGCATACGGCATAGCCTTCGCGTCCGCCGCTGGCGTTGGTGTTGCCCTCGATCGTCAGCAGCTTATCGCCATCGACCCGCTCAACGATGCCGGTATGTCCCAGCCCTTTACCGAAATCCATGATGAACACGTCACCCGGCTGCGGCACACTCACGCGCAACGCCTGGCGTTCGTTCCACTGCCGCAACACACCGCCAGTCTTCAGCAGCGGATTGACGCCGCCCGTCTCCTCCGCCGCGCGCTGTGCGCACCAGTAGACAAATGCCATGCACCAAGCTGCGGGAAAGTTAATCCCCACCGCCTGCAGGTACTGGCGCACCTTCGGCCCATCGTTGGAACCTCGCGGCTGTTCCTCAATGCCCAATTGAGTCATTGCAGTTTGAACCAATTCCATAACACCCCCTTAAAAACAACAAAGCCCGCATTTGCGGGCCTTTTGATTATCTAAACTACGTTGTATTTAATTGCTGAATTTATTGGCTTGCTTCTTCAACCATGCTTCCAGCCACTGCGCCCCCAAGATACCAACCACAGAGCCGGCACCGATCAACGCCGGCAAAGGCATATCCGGGAACCGCATAAGCACAAGACCGGCAACCGTAGAAGTTGCGCCGCCTAAAATAGCGCGCCCAACTGCTAAACGGGCCGTAATCTCTTCACCGCTTACCAGCATCTTTGCCAAAGCGATAGAGGCTCCAACCACCGCCAACATGATTACAACTAAAAGCGCTGCCACTCCTTTTCCGATTTCTTGCATGACACCTCGCGGATTGCAAACCACTTAATTACTTACGCCACTGGAAAGTAACAGACAAAACGGGACTAACACCGACCAGCTTATCGTCTAATATCCGCCTAACGGTACACTGCCATTGCACATCCTTAACAGGCTCTTTGCATTCCACGATTAGCGTCCTTAGTGTTGCCCTACCATTTTGCACTCTGACTTTTGGATTAACTTTTCCGACTTGCTCCCATTGATATTTCATCGCATCCAACCCGGCATAATTAACGATACAATCCACCGGATTAGACTGAAACCAACCACCCACAACTTTCTCTGAATAGTCCTCCGTCTTGGATAGCGTAATTTCCACCTCTATTTTTTTACCCATGAAATTCTTGGCGGAATAGGCCCCCTCTCCGACTTGTGCCAAACGTCGAAATATCGCCTCTCCCGCACTTCCCGCCGCGCGCTCAGACCGCTCAACTTCAATGTTCAGTTCCCGCGCCGAAAACGACCCGCTAGCCGGCAACGTCATGCGGCCTCCAGCTGGGCAATGCGGGCCTCCAGCCGCTCGATGTGGCGTTGCTGCTCCTTCATCGCCTCGACGAACAGGCCGGCCAGGTTGCCGTAAGCAACGGTCAACGTCTTGGCTTCGTCGGCAGCTTCAATCACCGCCTCGGGCTGCACCGCCTGCACCTCTTGCGCGATCAGGCCCACTTGGCGCGCGCCGGTATCGGTTCGCGTGAAGGTGTAGCCGTTCAGCCTGCAAACCTTGGCCAGCGCATCCTCAATCGGCTGGACATCCTTCTTCAGCCGCCTATCCGAAAACCACGTCACGTTACCGGCCGCCGTCATGTCGCCGGTCTTGGTATCGACAAACCAGCGCCACGCCTCCGCCGACCAACCACCCAGGCCGAAAACGCCGTCGTTACGCAATCCCAACTTCACCGCCCACACGCCCGGCAGATGGAAGGCAGCCGCCGCAATCTGGCTATCTCCCTGGCCATTTCCTGCCCCGCGCACCACTAAAGAGGCTGTCTGGTCGCCTTTCGCCATAACCGCAGCCTGCGCCCCGGTCTGCACCCTTCCGCCGGCCTCGATATCGCCCGCCGCTTTGTAATCGTTGCCCTGCCACACATGCGGCGTGTAGCTGATTTCAGAGCCGGCCAGATGCAGCGTCGCCAGCGCAACAGAATCGTCCTTGCCACCCGCGCTTACCGAGAATGCCGCCAGTTGCCGCGTCCCTTCCTTCATGGCCCGCCACACGGTATAGGCATGCTGATTCAGCGGGCAGGCGACTTGCAGGCCACCCCACCGCGAATCGCTCGCCCAATCCTTCCAGGCACTGCCGGGCGGCAGAGACGTCAGCGGCGCGAGAAACCGCTTGTTGCCCGTTACCTGCTGATCCCCGGCCAGCGCCAGCAGGTCAGCCGCCTGCAACCCGTCCACGGTATCGGCATCCAGGCCCGACCCTGCACCGTGGTTTTTGTCATGCCAGACTTTGACCCAAGCGCCCCACCGCTCGTTATACCGGCTGCGGAAATACAACTGCGTGCTGTCCGGGTGATAGGTTTGATACTGCTGGAACGTCATGCTGCCCTGCTCCAGCACCGACAACGCGCCGGCCACCGGCCACGGGTAATTGCTGCCCGTTGCCGCATTCGCGTTGGCTCCCTGCCAGAACCAGCCGTTTTGCCGAAGCGTGTTCAAATCAACGTCTTTGCCCAGCCCTTGCCGATACATCAACAGCGCGCTGTCATTGCCGGTATGCCAATGACGGTTCCAATCGCTCCACGTACCGTTTTCAAGCCGGGCCTCGTATACCTCGCCGCCCCACGCGCGGTATGTGATGACGCCCCATTTGTCGCTCAGATAGTTGACCGTGAACATGCCGTTAGCGGCATTTCCCGGTGCGCCCTTGACGCCTTTGCCAGCATTGGATTGCGCGTGATAAAAGCCGTTAGCGCGCTTGTCGGTTAGCTCGCCGCTGCCAACATTTTGCGCATTGCCGCCCATGCCGTAGGCGGCCAAATCCTGCGCCTCTAGTTTCTTGGCCAGCTGGCTGGCGACGGTATCGGAGAATTTGGCGTCATTGTTCAACGCCGCGCCCAATTCCTTCAGCGTGTTCAGCGCATCCGGCGCGCTGTCGATCACCCGCGCGACGGCGGCGTCAACATAGGGCTTGTCCGCGAATCTGTTTTCCAGCACGCCATAGGCCGGCGTCTTGATTCGCCCCTGCAGGTCCACTTCCAGGATGTTCTTGCTGTTGATGAACAGCGCCAGGTTCCGCGTCCCGGTCATGGGCTTGTCGCCCTCATAGTCGGCGAAAAGACCCGTGTCGGCGTCATCGTCAAATCCATAGCCGACCCGCGACGAATCCCCTTTGTCGGGATAGCCCTTGCCGGCGCGGACGGTATCCGCGCGCGACTGGCCGACCACGTCCAGCCGGCTCTGCATGCCGCTGCGGCCGATCTGCACTCGGCCGCCCTCTTGGTGCAACAGGGTATCGGCTCCGCTCGCGCCAATCCGATGCTGTAGCGTCGTGCTGCCGTCGCCGGTGTGGATATCCACCAGCGCCGGCCCCTTAGTCGTCACATTGCGAAACAGCCGCAACGTCGTACCGGACACGCCATCCAGCGGCTGCGGGTCCAGATCGATCAGCGCGCCGCCGGTCGCGGCCTGCGCGAACAACCGGCCGTTGCCGTCGCTGTGCACCACGTCCAATGAGACATACCCTTTGTCCGGCGACTTGGCCGAATTGACGCGCACCGGGTCGCCTTTGCGCGCCGCCCAGCTGGTAATTTTTTTGGCCTCCTCAATTGCCTGTGCGACATCGCTGATGGACGCCGCGCTGGCCGCCGCAGCCGTGGCGCTGTCGCCGCCGGCCTTGGCGCTGGCCGCCGCAGCGGCGGCGCTGGCGGCGGCGTTCTTCTCGCTGGCTGCTGCGGCCGTCTGGCTGGCCTTGGCCGCGTTCTGGCTGTTCGCCGCTGCCGTCTGGCTGGCTTTGGCCGCCTTCTCGCTGGCCGCCGCGTTCTTCTCGCTTTCCGCCGCCGCATTGCGCGAGGCGATCAGATCGGCGGAATTGTCCACCACCACCTTGCGCGCCGCCTCCATCGCGCCCAGGCCCTCCCTGGCCCCGCGACTGATCGCCAGCCAGGACATCACTTGCCGCCCCTCGCCCAGCTCGTCGTAAAGCACGGCCTGATCGTTGTCAGTCAACAGCACATCGCGGAAGCCGGCCAGCGTCACCATCCAACGCCTTTGCATCTTCGCCAGCTCGGCCGCCACCTCGCCCAGCGGCGAGCCGGTGAAGTTGCGGACGATGGCGTAAGCCTGGCCGGTCGCGTTGCCGCCAGCGTAAGGCGTGCGCAGCTGCAAAGCGGCATCGGCTATTGTGGCGATTTCATATAGCTTGCCGTCCGGGCCAATCAAGATATCCCCCGGATTGGCCTGGCCCGACCATTTCGTATCCTGGCCGTTTACGGTCAATGCCCCTTGCTGTACGTTGATCTTGCCGACGCGATACCACGCAACATCCGTTGCCATTTCATTCACCCATAAAAAAAGCCCGCCGAAGCGGGCATCAACTTGAATTCAATTACACGTACAAACTGGCATCGGTAATCATGACGGTTTGCGAAATGCAATCCATCGCGTCGCCGTCATCTTGCCCGCCTCTTGCCAAATGACAAAAGTCGGTTCGAAACCCGCCATCCTCCAAGAATCCATTCAGTAAGTCGTAATAGGAGTAATAGCCAAAGTCGCTGATGTATTTGCCATTGATCGAATAACAATACGCGGCATTCGGGCTATTCCAGCGAACCGGCGTAAACGTCCCATCCGCACGCCGGCCGGGCGTCCCGCCCTTGACTTGTTTGATAATGTGGATATTCGACGGCGTATGCACCACCGCATCCATCAGCACTAGATTGCGCTGATTGCTGTCATAGCAGACAGATCCATCCTCGCGGCGCAAGACCATGCCCCAGCGCCCGGCGACCGTGTTCGGCGTCCGGCAAAACACCAAGACTTGCGGCTGGTGATTCGGATAGACCGCCAGCGTGATTTCCCAGCGCCCCGGCCCCGCCCCTTGCACCCCGACAATGCCGGCCCAGCCACCGGAACGGCGAATGAACGGCAACGGCTCATATGGGCAGCTGACGTAGTAACGCAGCGTATATAACGCTTTCATGAAATCGAACCAACGCGGCACAATGCCGCTCGGCGTTCCCGTCACCGTGTTGAATTGCGCCACGCCGGCAAAGACCAGCGAATACGTCCGGTCGCTGACGACAATGCCGCCATTGCCATTGCGGACCATAAAACCATGCTGACTCATCGAACGGACATCACATAAAGCGTGGTAGGCGCGACGTTGCCTGTCTGCTGCCACCAACGCACAACAGGATGGCCGCGACCGTAATCGATGCCAACGCCGTGCATGCGCCTACGGCCGCCGCCAATCGTCGGCCCGTAAATCTGCGTCACCCCCAGGGCAAACCCCGCCAATTCTGGATACGCCCGTTCACCATTGCCGCCTCCCAGGTAGATCACATCGACCAGGCTGCTCGCCATCGAATCGGTATGCAGCATCGCCCGGCCGCTACCGTCCTTCACCATCAATCCATGGCTGCTCATGCCGCCAAATCTCCTATCTTGACGCGCTCGACGCCGTTTTCGTCGAACACGCGAATCACCCGATTACTGATTTCCGTCCGCGCGCCGCCGTCGCCGCTGCGGATCGACACATTGCCGCCGTTGTCCACGCTGAACCGGCCGCCACCCATATTCATGCTGCCGCCACGGATGGCGGCGGCGTAGAGCGCCACCTCGGCGCGCACTTCGCCGGCTGAAATCTTGCTGGCCGACATCGTGCCGTCTAGGATCAGGTCGCCAGCAATGCCGACCGCCGACCGGCCGCCGATACTGCCCACCGTGAACACCTGGCGCACGCCTTCGCCATCCGGCTGCGCCACATAGAACTTGTCGGCCAACACCGCGAATTCACTGCCGTTCGCCCCATTGTTCAACGCCAGGCCGCTGGCGAAGGTCTTGCCGTTCGCCGTGCGGGTAATCTGAACCGACCATTTCCCCATCAGGCCATCCACGCTCTTGGCCTGCTGCGTAATCGTCGCCTCGGCGTCGCCGACGCGGGTAGACATCTGGTCCAGACGCTGCGCCAGCGAACCGCTGGAACCGGTCGCCGCTTGCAGCTCCTGGCGCACCGTCGCCAGCCCCGAATCCGTTTTGCTGGATAGCGACTTGATGTCGCTAGCCATGGCTTTGTTGGCCTCGGCGCGCGCGGTTTGCTCTCGCAGCAAGCCGGCCTGCGTCGTTTGCTGCGCCTCCTCATGCTTGGCCGTCAGCTGGTCCAAGCGCTTGGCCAGCGCGCCACTGGCGCCGGTCGCCGTCTGCAACTCCTCCCGCACCGTGGCCAGTCCCGAATCCGTCTTGCTGGATAGCGTCTTGATGTCGGCCGCCAGCGAGTCGTCCACCGTCGCCCGCGTGGTTTGCTCTCGCAGCAAGCCGGCCTGCGTCGTCTTCTGCGCCTCCTCATGCTTGGCCGTCAGTTGGTCCAGCCGCTGCGCCAGCGAGCCGTCCGGGCCAGTCGCGGTTTTGAGTTCCTGACGCACGGCCGCAAAGTCGGTTTGCGTGCGGCTGGCCAGCGTCTTGACGTCGCTAGCGATGGCCCTGTCTGCCTCGGCCCGCGCCGTCTGCTCCTGCACCAGATCGGCCCGCGTGTCGTCCAGCTTGGCCGACAGCTCCAGCCGCGCCGTCGCTTCTTGGCGCAAGGCTGTCGCCGTGGTCTTCAGCTCCTGTTTCGCCAGCGCTCGATGTCGGGCCTGCGTGTCGCCCAGCTGGTCGCTGGTCAACACCGACTGCATGGCCGCATCGATGGCCGATTCCGCCAGCTTGGCGGCGTGGTCCACCTCTGCTGTGATGTTGGCCACTTTTTCCATCGGCTTGCGCAGCTCGTCAGCCAGTTCGCTGCCGCTGATCCCGCCTTGCAGCTGTTGCAGCAACAGCGATGGGTCGCGGATGGTCGCGGCATCGGCGCGGGCGCGCGGCGACACATTGCCCCACCCGTCTGTGACTTGCAGCCAATAGTAGTAATGTACGCCCAGGCCGACGCCGTGGTGCGTGTAGCTGTTCACCGGATAGGCCCGGTCGCACAACGGCGTCGGATTGCCGTCGTTGGGATCAGCGCTGTAGAACAACTCGGCCCCGACCAATTCAGGCACCCCGGCCGGATAACGCCAGGTCAGCTCAATCTTCATCGGGCCGCCCACGGCCGATAGCGCCGGCATCGGCGGCGGCACGGTATGGCCGCGCGCGTTGACCTTGCCTAGCGCCGGGATGCTGCGCAGGCCGGTGGCCGACACGCTGGACACGCGGACTTGCCAGACGCCAGGCAACAGCCCTTCTAGCTCGGCGTGATTGGCGGATTGTTCCGGCAGCTCGCGCCAATTGCCGTTTTCCTCGCGGTAGCCGACAACATAGCCGCGCAGGTAGGGATGATTGACCGCCGGCCAATCGACTTCCAACCGCACCGCGCGGTGGCCGTCGCCGGTCAGGTAGGACACCTCGCGCAGCACCACCGCGCCGACCGGCGGAATCTGCGACGGATCGGGCAGGCTCGATGTCGGCGGCTGCTCGATGTACAGCCCCTGCTCGATGGCCGCCCACTTGTGCGGGTTGTGCTGCAGGCCGCTAATCTCGTAGATACCTGGCTCGCGCTCGCGCTTGGACACGCAGCGCCAAATCGTCGGCTGCAGATTGGTCCCGATCAGCGCCCAGGTTGTGCCCTCAACCGGCTGCGCCGGGAATGGTGCGACCAGCTGCAAGCGGCTCGTCTCCCCCGCCTTGACCACCACGCCGCGCTGTACCAGCTGGCCATCTGGCATCGGGCATTCCAGGCTATAGGCAATGCCGGCATCCAGCACAACCGGCGCGTCCAGCGTCACCGTCTTGCCGTTCACCGCCAGCAGCCGCCCCCCCATCCGTCGCCCGGCCACAGTCGGATCGAACACCGTGAACAACTCGCCCGGCAGCAGATCGGCCGCGTACAAGCCGGCCCCGAAGTTGACCAGCTCCGTTTCCGTCTGCGCGGTTTCGAGGATGTAGCGCCCCAGCTGCTGCGCCTGCGCGCGGCTGGTACAGCCAACGGCCACGACTTCAGCCGGCTGGTAGCCGTAGCGCGCCAGGCCCTCGGCCTCCTCGACGTACTCAATCGACCGCTTCCAGCCGTCCGCCGGATCGACAAACGACACGCTGGCCACCGTGTACCTGTCCGATTGCTCGGTGCTCGTATAGCTGAAGCGGCCATCCAGCACATTGGCCGGCGTGAAGTGCTTGCCGGGCGTGTCGCCGGGCATGTCCGCGACAATGCGGATGCCGCCAGCGGACGGAATGACTTTGCCGCAGAACACCGACGCCATGTCTTGCAGCGCTTTCCAGGCGTCCGCGCCGTCGCCGTGGTAGCCGTTCATTTCGAAGCGGCGACGCATGCCGCCCGCGCCGTCGCTGACAAGTTGGTCGCACCATTGGCCGATGCGGTACAAGTCCCACTTCCACGCCCCGTCAGGCGGCAGGCAGATATTGAACCGCTCGTCGGTGGCGAAGGTGTACAAGCACCAAGCCGGATTGCTGGAATGCGCCGGCTTGAACGTGCCATCCCACGCGCCGCTATACGTCCCGGCGGCATCGTAGTTACTCGGCACTTGCAGCACCGACAGATTCCATTCGCTCGTAATTTCGGGCAGCGAGCTGAACTGTTTGGCGTCGAATGTCACACCGAGTAGCGCATAACCGGGATAGCTCAGTTGCAGCGGCTGCAACACGGTATAGCTATCCCAGGCCGTGGCGTTGATCAGCTTTTGCGACGTGCTGTCAGGCGTCAGCCGGCGCACCCGCACTTGCCACGGCCCGCGCCCCGGCAACTCAACTCGGACGCTACGCTGGTAGTTGCTGCGGGTCTTGCCCTCGATGCCGATATTGCGCACTTGCTGCCAAGCCCCGCCAGACTGGCAAACGTCAACGGCTAGATCCACTCTTGACGGGTTGGTGTCGCCTTCATCGTTGATCGACATCAGGCCGCGCACGGAAACGGTAATGCGAATCGCGGCGGCATCCAGGTTGTCGATATTGCGCGCGATGCCCGCTTTGTCGCCGGCCTTGACCTCGACCCCGACCGCGTATTCGGTTTCGATCTCATCGAACCCAGCCATCGGCGTCTGAACTGCCGTGCCGACCCGATGTTCAACCCGCACCCGCTCGAAGTTGCGCGTGCCATCCGAATTGGCCAGCGGTACGCCGCCAAGAAAAATGGACTTGTCACCCTCGACAAGTCCACCCATTTCACCCAGCCCCACCAGCATCAACACCCTGGCCGTGGCCAGCGATTGCAGCGAGTCCAGCGCCTCTACCGGCTTGCGCGGCTCTTTTGGCCCACCGCCGCCGGCACCGATGATTTCCAACGCCCCCATATCCCTTACATGTCCTCTACGCTGATACCTGCTGAAATGATGATGCCGCCCGCTCGATGCCGCCCCCAGCCCCAGGGCGCCGGCACGCCCTGCGCGCTGCTGTTCGCCGCACCGTTGAACAGGTAGGACGGCTTCCCCTGCTGCTGCTCGCTCTGCGACTGGTCCAGGCGCGGAACCGGCGTCAACATCAGCACCGCGCCGCTAACCATCAGGCCGATACCCAAGGCCATCAACTGCGTTCCGCCGAATGCCCACGTCGCCGCGCCCACCGCGATCAACACGCTTCCCAGGATTTGCCGGCTACCGCCGGCCCCGAATACTTCCGGCATCAACAGCACGTCGCCGCACGAAACCAGCGTCAGTTCTTGTTCCGCGATGTCCCTGTCCGCGACCGTCACCCGGAAGGCCATCCCCCGCTCGTCCAGGGCGCGCAGCGTGTTGTTGAATCCGGGATGCAGCGCGTTCAGCGCCGGCACCACCTCGGCCACCGACGCCACCGACAATCGATGCTCGCGGCCATACTGCTCGCCCAGCTCTCCCCCGAGTCGAATTGTTCGAATCTCGTTCATGCCCGAATCCTCGCCCGGCGCACCGTCACCCGCTGCCACCAGCCGCCATAAATGTGTGTCTCTGATTGCCGGTCGCGCAGATGGTGGAGGATGCGGCCATCGCCTAGCCAGACGGCAACATGGTTCGGCCGCTGGCCCCGTATCTGCATCAACAGCACGTCGCCCGCCTGCGGTTCGTCATCGACCCAAATAAAACCGGCGGCCTCAGCCGCCGTAGTGAACAGGTCTAGACCGCGCTCCTCCCAACCATCAGGCTCATTCGGGCGCGGCAACGACAGGCCGCGTTCGCGCGCGTACCAGTCCCGCACCAGCTCCCAGCAGTCGAACACGCCATAGCAGTAGGGCCGCCCCAGGTAGTCGGCCCGCCAGCCGCTCGGCGCGATATGGCGGTAATCGCCGCCCGGATGGCTGACGACGTGCCACGGCAGGCCGGAACGCTCGCACATCGCCCGATCAATGAGCGATGGCTCCGCTGTGCCGTACGGGTGGCTGTGCCAGATGCCGACGACCCGCCCCAGTTGCTCGGCCGCCGCTCGCCCGGCCGGATCAATGCGGAAAAAGTGCTCTGGATCGTCTGCCAGGTTGCGGCAGGGATAGACGCGGCCGGAATCCAGCACTAGGCCGCACGCCTCACGCGCCCCGGCCTGCGCCGCATAGTCCAGCATGGCGGCGATTTGTTCGGATGTTGCAGTCATCGCTTTACCCATGAAAAAAGCCGCTTTCGCGGCTTTGAAAATTGACGGCAATCTATTGAACAAATTTAGAATGCCGTTATCATTGACCATTCACTTACAAACTTGCCCTATACAACGGAGATACGCCTTCCTTTCCATTCAGTATCGGGACCAGTACCCGATTTCACCGCAGTCATACTAATAAATTAAATTTGGATGTGACACATGACGCCAGACCACAAAAATAATCGCTACCGGCCGGTTTTTCATAAAAAAACACCCAGGCAATCCGACCTTAAAAATCTGCTCACAAAAAGCGAAATAGACGCAAAAAAGCAAGAAGCTGAAAAAAACAGAGCAGAAAAAGAAAAGGCTGAAAATGAAAGCAAAAAAGCACTAGAAGATAAATCAAAGATTACCGCCGAGAAAATATCAGCATACGCCAAGCTCACCATTGGGTTTGCAACTGCGTATGGCTTCATCTTGCTATTACTATACTGCCATGCTCAAGCAAAATTCCTCCCATCCGGTTTATCCATAGGCGACAGCGCACTACTGCTTTTCTTTGCAATCGCATTTGGAACAATTAATTTTCTCATAGCAGGCATGGCCGCCTACACCTTCCAACCAATCATTACTTATGGAAAGAAAAAATATATTGATCTTAAAGATGAGAAAGACAAGCTAGGGAGCATCAGCAGCGACATCGCACTTATCTCTACACCCTTTATTGCAACTGGGCTCACCGTCTGGGCACTTCAAGAATATGGAAATACTATTTTTAAAGCACTAGCAATAAATGATAGTTCCTTCCTCGGCTTCTTTTTAACGATACTACCATTAGCAGCAATATATGCCCTCTGGACATACTACATATTACCCAGATACTTTAAACGCCTTAACCTAACCGCTGAGTCTCACAGCTGGCTTTGCTTCTACCTGCTGTGGCTTATGATTGAAATAATATTTAGCACATTGGATTCGTCACGGTTTACATTGTTCTACATTCAAGCCAGCGGATTAGTACTAGCTGTTCTTCAATCAGTCCTAATAAGTGAATACTCAAGAAAAAAAGAGGAGATAAAATACCCAAATGGCCGCACCTCCATTGCGGTATGCATTGGCTTATTACTAGGATTGCCAATATTTCAATGGACAGAAATAGGCTCAGTCGTATTTAGCAATTCCGTCGTCAAACCGCTTGGCTTATACCAAGAAAGAGCCTCATTATGGGTTTCAAAATCTAATCTTGAGACATTGGAAGATGCGGCCAAAATTCAAGACATTCCTCTTAGTGTATGTAAAAATTCAGATGGCTCTGCAGTCGTAACCGATCTTAGAATCTGGTGGCATGGCATTGGCTCTCGCAGCTATGTCCAATTACTTGGCTTTTCAGATCAAGAAAAACAAAAGAATGCCGAAAATGCGAGCGCGCCAGCCGGAAGTGAAAAACGGAATGCCAAACCTTACGACACCTATCCCAGGGTAGAGTTAAAAGGCGATGAAGCACGCCTCATTGCCTCACAAAACGTTCGCTGTACAGAAATTAGTGACGCTCTTGTATTCCCATCAAACGAAACCAAACCCTATGAAGAGCCATCCGTTCAAGTTCAACTTGCAAAACAAATAAAGCCTTTCATAGAAATAAGTGCTGGAAAAGAGAAATCAAACCAACTTTTTAAAATACAAGCAATTGGGCACGCCGACCCAATGCCAGTAACAAACGATAGCAATGAAGCCCTTGGCCGCAAGCGAGCCATCCATGCTTTATCCATGCTATGCGAGAATAATCTACACAATGAAATAGGAAATCCCTATATTGAAATAAAAACCATGGGAGCACGCTCTCCACTTAAAGACTGCTCCTCGATCAAAGATAAAAATCTAGCCATTGAGTGCAATGCATCAAATAGACGAGTAGACCTACGATTTAGCTATTCAAAAACACCTGCATCAAAAAATGAATCTTGCGACTTTAAAAAAGACACTCAAGGAGACATAACGCTAGATTGCTTTTGCAAAAGCCATCCTGCACAAAAAAACTTAGCACATAAAGAAAAGCCTTCTAGTTGAAGCATCGCACTCCGGGGCACCCACATGATTTATGCCGGCCGCCCCGAATTACTTCCCCCATGGAGAAATCTCTATGAAGCCCTCAAATAACCCTCACAAACAAATTACTACCAAACAGCATATCTGTCCTAAATCCGTGCTACGTCGCTTTATGAGCAACGGAAAGATTCAAGTATTAAACGTAAAAACTGGGGTCGTGGAGTATCTAGGACTGGATGCAGACCCTTTTATCGCACACCGTGCATGGGATCAATACTCTGAGCATGGGGAAAAATATGCACGCATTGAAAGACAATTTGGCATAATTGCTGACAAAATTTTGAAGGGGAAAGTCAAAACATTAGAGCCTTTGGCACATTCAATAATATCCAGCATGTACGGCCTCTGGCGAATTCGTCAACATCGCGCGGCAAACCCCATACCAGATAAGTTTGTAGGATGTCCGGAGCGCTCAGTATCGAATGAAACAATGGACCAAGGGGAACATTACAGAATCATAACACTCAATCCAAATGGAGAGATTCCAGGACGGATGCTAGCAGGCCCTCAAATGCAACTAGACCTAGAGCGTTTTGAAGATGAAATGACTGATAAACGCTGGGGAATAATACATGCTTCACAAGGTGAATTTGTACTACCAAATTCATTTGGCCCCTACAACATAATGCCAATATCTCCACAATACAGCCTGATTGCCAATGAAGAAAATGCCGAAGCAACACTCGAATCAGTTACTCACTACAATACAACCGCCAAAGAAAACACTACCTTGTTTCTAGCTGCACGCGATCTAGCTCGCTGCCCTGGAATTTGAATCCCAATCCTCACAGATACATATAGCCTGTTGATTAAAAATTCATAATGGACAACATAAAATAATCCACTTTAAACTCACACTTTCAACATAACTCTTCTAACATACACAACCTCAATCTTATCAGAAAATACTCCCCCAAAAACTGTTCCCACTCTCAGTTTGATTTCAAAATCTTCATCCTTTGGCGTATAAACGCCTAGCACAACCACAATTGGCATATGCGCTTTAGAAGACTTCATGAACTTAATTACACAACCAGGGTGATTAGTTTCCAACCATTTTTTTGCCATATCGCGCGCGATCTTGTCACGACGTGACACCTCCCAATACATATAGTAAAAAAATGGAATCATAAATAAAGCTGGAATAACCTTTTGCACCCACATACCTAACTCACCTTACAGTACGCCTTACACACTAGAGTGTGTAAGGCCATCTAATTAAAATCTAATACTAAGCCATCAATTCATCAAGCTCTACGTGCCATTTACCACCACCACCGCCGCCACCACCACCACCTTCACTAAATCCACCACCCGGCTCAATCGTACTACCGGCATCACTACCGAATACATTACCAGACCCGATACCGAATGGCCCTTCATATTCAGACTTGGTACATTCGTTTGGATTCGTCGTAACCTTAGGCTCGGTACTAAACTCATATGGCTTACCGGACTCACTACTGGAGCCTAGTGGCACGCCATATGTCACACTTGCACCAGGCGTTCCGACCACTGTCGATACCGTTCCGGGTGTTCCAGGCGCATAACCTATACCGGTTCCATTTGGTGCAATTGCCGTGCCAGAGAAACCAGCTAAGTGGTCTGCAGCTGTCCCATTCACAACAGTACCGGCCATGCCTCCAGCTCCTGGCGTGCCAACGCCCGCATATACAATTTTATTTCCTGATCCATCATTACACACGCCGGCCACAATACCATATGCACCACCACCAACACATCCGAATACTTGCGATGGTGCGGAATTAGGAGATGCGGTCGCTTTTGGCTCTGCATAAGTATGCTGCTCTGCAACTTTTTGTCCACTCAGAGTGACAATTGTCGATGGCGTAATAGCCACATTTGCTTTAGCAGCGATAGCTTGCGGTTGAGAAGCAACATTCTGACTAGCAGGCTGAACTGAAGTTTGTTTTGCAGCCCCATCGTCAATTGGCGTTCCTCCTAAAGCGCTTAACGGAAGGCCTATTCTCATCATTCTCATCACAGTTCTCCATGCATAAATTATTATTCAACACAGCAAAGCCATTGTCATAATAATTCAACATCATTTTGCACTGCAACTATCCAAATCGAACTTGCCATTTAAATCGACTAACAATCCCTTCACTCAATATAAAATTTCAAAAATGCGTTTAAAACGGAAATATTAGATATAGCGCCTCATTCCCGGACACCCGCCATAGTTCGACAGATTGTTCCGGATACGACAGCTGACCAACCGTTTGCCGCATTTGTCTAAACGCGGGTCCGTCACCGGCTGTTCCCGCGCGTCGAACATCGCCACGCCCTGATAACCGCAATGCGCACCCCGATAGACAACATGCGCCGGACAATAGCGCGTCACCAGCACCCCCGGCGCGCGCTTGCCCGCCAGGTCTAGCCGGCTGCGCAATTCGAACGTGATGGCATCGCCGTTGTCGGCCTCGCGCCGATTGATAAGCCAGGTTTCCTCCGGGTACATTTCCGGGAAGTCGGCTAGTTCGCCCCCAGCGCAAAACTTGGCATGCGTCACCCGCCGCACCAACTGCCAGCCGACAAGGCCCTGATGCTGCATCACCAGGGCCGTGAAAATCCCCCGCACCTCTCGCCCATCCGACAGCGTCGCGACATTGCCGATAGACAGCTTCGGGCGTGGTGCGCCTTTCTGGCTGCTTTCAAATCCCTTGGCCTCGATGGCCCACGCCTCGTAAGCTAACCCTTGGAATGTCACCGCCTGGCCGTTGCCGCTGGCGGTAAACCGCATCGCCGGCACCGACACGCCAGGCGGCGGCCGCAGCTCAAACAGCTGCACAATTGCGTCCGGAACTAGCTTTTGCTTTTCCGCGTGTATCACGCCCATTTATTCCCCCGGATCAAAAACTTGCTCAAACGTTGCCGCGACCAGCTCATCTTCCGCCGCCAGATAGGAACGGTCCCACTCACTACAGCGGAACTTGGCCCGCGCCGCGCCGGGATAGGTGAACCAGAACCAGCGCGCGCCGGCATGTCGCATTAAGAACGCCTCAATCGCATCCGCTTCGGCCTGGCCAACAGCAAAAGACAGCTTGCGCACGCGCGGCATGCTGTTGATGCCATCAGGCACCCGCTGGCCATAGCCATCGCCGAACCGGGCCTCTCTCACTCGCGCCCGGATTGACGACGCACCGCCAAACAACGGCGTCCAGCTAAATACTTCCGCCACATCACCCCCTGACAAAATCGTAAATCTGGCCATCGGGTCGCATCGACTCGGCCAGCTTGCTTTCGACTACGCGCTCAACAAGCACCAGAATTTCCCGGCCACCATCAGCCCCCTGCCGCTCCTCCGTCCGGGCCGTCGCGCCCGGCGCTAGATTGTTGACGATCACCCGCACCGGCTGGGCCGGCGCAGCGCCCCCGGCGGCGGGCGCGTTGACGCGGGTTAGAAAGTCCTTCAGATCGGCATTCGTGCGCCTATCGACTACTCGCTCGCCCTTGTCGAGTAACCACGTCCCTTCACGCGGGACGCTGTCGATCCCGTCATGCGCCATCCCGGACAAGTTCGTGCTGCTGATCGTGGACACCAGGCCGGCCGTAGCGGATACCACCGACGCCATCGCGCCCATATTCGCCGGCCAGGGCGCAGACGCGGCAGCCGTGGCAATGGCCTGCTGAATCTTGATAATGGCGTCCGCCACCGCAAATGCTTTGCTCATTGCGAACATGGCGCGATATACGCCGGACTGCTTGCCTTTGAAGTTCGCCGCCAAGCCAGCCAGGCCGTCGAATAGCTGGCTGGAACTCGACAACATCGCGGAAGCGCGGTTGCGCTCCAGATTCAGCAGATCCGCATTCAACTGCTCTTGATTGCGCCTGATGTAGTCGGCACGTTCGGTTTCCGTCAGCGTCGTCGCTTCCATAATCAGCCGATGCCGGGTCTCGTACTGGTCGCGCAACTGCTGGTCTTCGGACTGCAGGCCGATCCCCTGGCGCTCGCTGCTGCGAAGCGCCTCGGTCGCCCGTTCGTGCCGCTTGTCCTCGGCCCTGCCGAATTGGTCTTTCTCCTCCGGCGAAAGATTGCCGTTGTATTCAATATCGACGCGCCGTTGGCCATGTTCGCGCTGCAGGCGCTCGGCGGCGTTGTCGTACTCGCCGCCGCGCAGGCGCTGCGCCGTGTCGCGCTGCTGGGCCTCGTAGCGCTCGACATCGCGGTGCAGCTCGTCTAGGAAGCGCTTGTTTTCGGCGCGTAGCTGGCGGGTCGCGTCCAGCTCGGCCGCCAACGCCAACAGCCGGGCCTGGCTGGCGGCACTCCAACCGGCGTACTTGCCTTCCGCGATTTCGAAGCGCGCCTTCTCGACAGCGGACAGCTTTTCAACGCCCATCAGCTCACGTTGCATCGCATCGATGGCGGCATCCTCGCGCCTCCCCTGCGCGCCGGCCCGCTTACGCTCGGCGGCCTGCTTTTTGTCGAAATCATCGCGCAGCTTGCTGACAGCCGTCTGGTGCGCCTGCTCGGCGGCCAGATATTCCTTGCTGCCCTTCTCCAGCCCGACCACGGCCGCCTTAAACGCTTCCGCTTCTTTCTTGACGCGCTTGTCGTATTGCCCGCGGTCGCTCAAGCGGCTATCGTCGTCGGCGTATTTCTTCGCGCGGGCCTCGGCATCCTTGCGCGCCGCGTCCGTCGCCTCCCTGGCTTTTTGCGCTGCGCCGGCATCCTTCGATACCACCTTTGCCCGCTTCTCCAGCTCGGCCAACTCCGACCGCATCGCCACCAGGCCCACCCGCTTTTGCTCCAGCGTCTGCGAAAACGACCATTCATACAGATTGGCTTCGCCGTTCTTGATGCGGCCCTTCAGCTGCGCCATCCGGGCGTTGTCGCTCGATGCGTCGTAGTGCAGCGCGTTGACCGGATTCAGGAAGCGCAGCGCGGCGCCGCCGGCCGCCATCGCCTGCCCCCAAAACCCCGCCCCCTCTTTCCGGGCCTGGCGCATCGACTCCGCGACATCGTCGAACGCGTCGGTCAAAATCTCCAGCTGGCCAGAAATGAAGGACGCGACGCCCGATTGCGCGACCTCGGTTTTCATCGCCTCCCAGGAATTGACGAAATTGGCGCTGGCCCTCTGCGTCTCGCCGCCGAAGGCCGCCGCGTCCGCGCTCATGCGCTTCAGCTCGGCCGCAAACTTGGGCAGGAAGTCGGCGGCCAACAGCTGGCCGCTTTCCAGCATCTTGCTGAATTCACCCGTCGTCACGCCCAGGGCGCGAGCGGCTGCCTGCGTCGCCACCGGCAAATGCTCGGCCAACTGGCCCCGGAACTCCTCCGCCGATACCACGCCCTTGCCGGACATCTGCACCAGGGCCAGCATCGCCCCCTGCGCCGTTTCCGCCGACAAACCGAAAGCGCTGGCGGCCGTGGCCAGCGAGTCGAACACCTGGCGCGCATATGGCGCTAACGGCGTGCCTCTTACCGCGCCGGCAAACTGCGCATAAGACGCGGACGCCTGGCCAAAGTCCGCCCCCAGCTGGGCCGACAGCTGACGCAACCAGGCGATATCCGACGCAATCGCGCGCAAGTCGCCGCCGTTGGCGTAGAACAACGATTTCTGCAGCCGCTCGCTGGCGATCTGCGCACCATTCAGTGCCTGTACAACGGAAAGAACGCTGTCTTTCATCGCCTGCAGCGAAAGCGCGGCAGCAGCAAACAGCCCACCTTGCGAAAGCATCGCCGCGCTGGACGCCATGCTTTCGAGTGCCTTGCCTGCCCGCTTGCTGTCGCGCTCGATGTTGGCGGCGGCGTCCTCCACCGCCTTCTTACCCGCAGCCATATCGCTTTGCAGTTGGCCGACACGCGCTTCCAGATTGATTACCAGCGAACCAACGTTTTGCGCCGCCATTTACCCCCCTTTCCCCGACATCAGGCGTAGCGCCTCCCGTTCCATCGCCTGCAGCGCGTCAAACAGCCCGCTATCCAGCGCCGCACCACAGCGGGCCTCGACCACCGGCAGCGCGGCATAGTCCAGCCCGTAGGCACCGGCCGGGCCGACCCGCCATTGCGTTTGCATCGCGCTCCACACCCGCCACGCCGGCAGCCCCTCGGCCAGTAACTCGAACGCTTCCGGCGCCTGCTCGGCCGGCAGCAACGCGTCCACCTGATCCGCCGGCACGCCGGCATCCAGCAGCGCGCGGCGGTTTTCCGACCGCGTGGCGGCGCGCTCCCCGAACTGCCAGCGCACCGCCTCAATCAGTTTTTTCGGACGGCGCCGCCGAAACGCAGCTCATGAACAGCGCGCTGCAGCGCGGCATTCACTGCCGGGCCATCGACGGACAACAGCGCAGCCTCCAGCGCCACCAACGACAGCGGGACCGGCTGGCCATCCGGCCCCTGCACGCCATCCCAAGCCGTGAACGTTTCAGCGTACAGCCGCGCATTCTGGCGATAGATGGCCGACAAGTCGGCCGCCTCATCTGCAGCGGCATGGCGCTGGAACAGCTCGTCCCAGGCCGGTTGCGACAACAGACGGCCCGTCAGATGGATGGTGATGACGCGTTCGGCGCCGGACTCGGCGCGCGAATGGATTTCGGCTGGCACTCGCGCCAGACCGTCGTTTTTGATCATGAAATGCATGGGATTCCTTACCGGACTGTCAGCTTGAATTCGTCGTCGCCATTGGTTGGCAGCAGCGACAGTTGCAACGTGGTCATGCTGATGTTGTCGCTGTCGCCGTAGTCGGCATTGCCGATGCTGACGGTTGCGTCTATCTGAATGATGTTGCCGCGCGCCTTGCCGTGAACCAGCGACAGCGGGCTGTTCGCCACGCGCCGCGCCAGACCGAACCAATCGCGTTCAGCAATGCGGGTAGATTCGATTTGCAGCGAAGCCGTTGGCTTGCGGCCGGTAATCAGCACGCGTTCCGCGCCACCGGGCAAGCTCCGGTGCTTGACCTCGTTGGCGATATCAATCGACAGGCTTTGCACGGCCGGGCTGAAGCCGAAGACTTGTAGGCTGGCGACATTGGCGGCATCGAACGGCATGGGCGTCTGAAATGGCGTCAGCTTCAGAGCCGGCGCCGCCTCATCGGCAATGCCGCCATGGACGCCGGTAAACACGAATTTCATCTTCGGCAGTGCCTTATTCTGCAGGTCGAACGAGACATTGCCGCGCGCGCCCGTCAGCTTGTGCTGCACGCCATCCAGGTTGTAATAAATCGTCAGCGACTCATGGCCGGTGGAAACTGGGGTATAGCTGACTGCCTCCTTGTCGATAGCCTCGACAAAACCGCAGCCCTTCAACAGCACGCCCCAGGCCGGCGCCGTACCGCGCGACCCCGATCCGGCCAGCTCGACCTCGAATTCCGCCTTCATCCGCACCCCGGTCACAATGGATTCGGCATTGCCGAAGTGTGGCCGGACCACATTGCGCTCCGCCTTGTCGCTCTCGAATGGCGTGATTTTCGGATTGGCGACCAGGATCGCGTTTGCGTCGCCTGTCGGCACCGCATCAATGCCCTCTTGGCTTTCCACTTTGGCGACAATGGCCACCCGCTTACTGTTCAGCGGCATAAATCAGATCCCCCAAAACGCAAAAAAGCCCGCCGAAGCGAGCCAGAACATTTTCAATTTCCAATTAGTGTTCATTGGAAATTCACATCTCCCCTTCCCTGCGCCGGTACGTCAGCAGGTACTGCACGCGGCAAACGCCTAGGGCGGGGTTTTCCTCGTCATAGTCCCAATCGATCATCCCTTGCTGCAGGTCTTGCAGACTGTACAGCGAGTCATGCAAAGCCAGATGCGCCGCCGTCAGCACGCCATCGCAAGCCGCATGCGGTTCATCGCCATCGGCCTGAATTTCCAACTCCACCGATAATTGCCGGTACTCGTAACCGACCGGACTGCCGGACAGCGGCACGTCGCGCAGCTGATGCAGCACGATGGCCGGAAACTCGCCAAAGCTGTAACCCTTCTCAACATCGCGGCTAACGCGATCCGCTGCCGGCGTCGCCCCCTTCAATGCCTCTTCCATTGCCCGCATCAGGGCTTCAATCTTGCTCATTGCTCTTTCCAGTGAATACGCCAGGTCATGGCCACCATATGCGGCGCGCCGTCCCCGACGTCTTGCGACGACTCTTCCAATGTGTCGTAAACCAGCACCCCGCCGGCCCGGCCGCGCCAGCGCTCCAGGCGGCGCCGGATCACCCAGGCCACCGCATAGGCGGCGTCATAGTCCGGCGCGACGATGGACAACTGCACCAGGCTGCACACGCGGCCGGATGGCCGGCGCGCGATCTGTTGCCTCTTCTCGTCCAGCACCTGATAGGCAATCGCCGGCAAAACCGGCTCGACCGGCAGATGCACCGGAAACACCCGGTCCCCGACCAGGGCGGCCACTTCCGGCGCGGCCAGCAGTTCCACCAGTACCGCCCCTATCAACTCGACAACTCCCCGCTGAGCAGCGCGCCGCGCACTTCGTCCGCCACCGCGTCCAGGGCGCGCGGCAACTTGTCGGCGGCGGGCCGCATAAATGGATAGGGCGGGACAAATTGCCCCGCCCCTTTCAGGACTTCCCGCGTCGCGGCGCGTCTTCGTTCGCCGCCCGCAATCTTTTGCCCCCTCCCGCGTTTGACGTGGCCGTATTCCAGATAACGGCCGTACCAGGCGCGCGACCGCAAGCCGATTTTGTAAGCCACCGCGCCGCGCTGGCCGCTGCCGCGCGAACTGGCGACAGTGATGGACTTGGCCAACAGTCCAGATCGTCGCCGCACCCGACGGCGGGCCTCGTCGCGCACCAGGGCGGCCCCCTTGCGCAAGCCGCGCCGCAAAATCTTGCGCTGCAGCTTGCGCGGCACCGCGTCCAGATGGCGCATAACCAGATCCAGACCGTGAACCTCAACCGTTGCCATCGTCCGTCCTCAGCATCAGCACCAAATAGCCCCGGTCTTTGTGCGACTCAATGGTTTTGACCTTCAGCGGCAGACCATCCACCCAGGCCCGCCAGCCTTGCGCCACCGGACGGCGCCGGATGGTGGCGCGCACGCTGCAGCCGGTTTGCTCGGCGAGCGCGGCCGTATAGGTCCGCGCGCCCAGGTAGTCCACTTTGGCGTGTACCGGCTTCGGCTCGCCCCAGCCTTCCCGCACCGCGCCGGACGGCTGACGCGACTTGATGGGCTGGCTGAGCCGGATGCGGTCCTTCAACATGCTGGCGTTCATAGTGGGCTTTCCATTGGCCGATAGTGGGCAATCAGGCTGTCCACCAGGCTGTCAGGCAGCGCCACCACGCTGCCGGCGCTGACTTCCTCGCGGAAGGCGTACAGCGTGGCCACGCGAAAGCGCAGCCACTGCCGCACATCCTCCGGCACGTCCGGCCCGGCCTCGGCAAAGCCGGCGCGGTAAACGATGGCAATCGCCCCCGGCACCGGGTCCACCACCGGCCAGCCTTTCAGAGGTTTGATGCACAAACGCCGCTCACCGCGCTCGATATGGAAGGCATCCAGCGGCAGCGGCTGGCGCTGCCCTTGCTGCAGCGCCTCGATGGCGACCACCTCGCGCCCGCCCGCGATGTCCAGATACAACCAGGGCAGGCCCGGCCAGGCGTCCAACGTCTCGCGGCACTCGGCCAGCAGCAACGGCCCGCCGATCCGGGCCTCGGCGCTGGCCACGGCAGCGCGCTCGATCATCTGCAGCAGCGTGTCGTCGTCGGTCAAATCGGCATCAATCCGGCACTGCTCCCGCACTTCGTCCAGCGTCAGCACCGCCGCCGGATTGCGCCGGATCACCTCGGCGGCCATTACTCGCCGCCTGGCTGCGCCTTGGCCTTGCTCTTGGCCGCCGGCTTGGTTTCGACTGGCGCCGGCTCGCCCTCATCGTCCTCGGCCTCCAAAGCGGCCACGCCACGCGCAATCAGTTCATCGACGCGGGCCTGCCCCTCAAATCCAGCCACATCGCCCGGCGTATAAATGCCGTATGGCGCGGTAAACCTCACTGCAATCATGCTGTACCCTTCAAATGCAAAAAGGCCCGCCGTAGCGAGCCTTGAACCATGCTTACTTGCCCCACTTGATGCCGACGCCGACCGCAATCGACTCTTGGTGACGCGGGCCAAAATCGTGTTTGGCAATGACGCGGATAAGCGTCTGGTCGCGCTGGAAGGCGCTAACCATCTGGCCGTCGGTATCCTTGTAAGTGGCTTCCTTGGAAAAATCGATTACCAGGGACTGGTCTTCACCGATGAAGCAATCGCCGAAGTCGGCGAAATACAGCTCCGACTCGTCACCATCCTTGCCCAGGTTGTTCGGGATTTGCGTCGTCACGCCGACCGGGTAGCCCTTCAGCGTTCGATTGGCCAACTCCGGATAGACCTTGCTGCCCTTCATGTCCTTCAGGCCCTCCAGGAAACGGAACGTCCTCGGGGACATCACCCAGCCCGGCGACACCATATTGGCGTCCGCGCCTTCCAGCGACAGAATCAGCTTGTTCAGGAAGTTTTCCAGCACCTGCAGCGCGGTCGCGTCGATGGCGTTCAGGTCCGGCGCGGTAAACACGCTATTGGCCAGCGCCCAATGACGCAGGCCCTTGGGCAGGTTGCCGCTACCGTCGTCGCGCAGAAACGCCTTGTCTTCGCGCGCGCCAACCGACGATGTCAGGTCATCGACAATCAGTTGATCGACGTTCGGGCTGATGCCGGCATTGCTCAACAGGTCATTGCTGATCGGGACCAGTGCCGACATCTTTTTGCTCGACAGCTTCAGGTCATCGAACTTCACGCCGGTTACGGGCGCGTCGCTGTCAGAGCCGATATAGCCGACCGTCGCACCGCCTCGCAGGCGCGGAATCGTCAAATTGCCGTTGTTCAGCGGCAGCGAGCGCGCGCCCAGCTTGCGCACCACGGTTTTCGGGCGCAGCAGTTCGATCACTTCGCGCGCCATATTGGTCGGCACCAGCACGCCGCCAGCGGACGGCGAGCCGGTATTGAGCGCCGCCGCCACCTCTTGCCCATAGCCGCGTTCATCCGCAATGTTGGCGGCCTCGCGGTAATTGCCCTGCGCCTCGATCAGCGCGGCCGCCATGCGCGCCATGCCACCACCCTTCACGGTCGGCGCGGCCGGCGTCGCATGGATCGGCGCAGCGCCCGCGCGCGGGCCTTGCGGGTTGTCCACCGGCTGCGCCGTGGCGGCCGTCATGCGTTCAGCGGCTTCGGCGCGGGCGATCTTGGCCCCGATGTCGTCAAACTCTTTTTGCATCGCGTCGATGCTGGCCACCTGTTCGGCGTTCAGCGCGGCGCCGGTCGCCTCCAGGGCGGCCAGTTGGTTCACAGCGGCGGACAGTTCGGCACGGCGTTTTTTCAACTCAAGCACTACGGACATCCAGACTCCAGACGTAAAAAAAGCCGCTGGAAGCGGCTGAAATGAAAAACGCGCCCGAAGGCGCGGTATGTTGGGTTTGTGCAGGGCTACAGCTGGGCGGCCATCGCCATGGCGGCGGCGGTCGCGCGCCGGGAAGCCGCAAGCGGCGGCGGTCGGCTTGCGGCCACTTCGGCCGCCATCCGGTTGATTGCCAGCTGCTGGCTTTCCACCCGGTCGGCCAGGCCGACAAGCACCGCCTCAGTGCCGAAAAACAGCCCGGCATCGGTCGCCTTGACCGCCGCGACGGAAAGGCCGCGGTTGCTCGCCACCACTCCGGCGAACTTGTCGTAATAGGCATCCATGCGCTTTTCGACCGCCGCGCGGGCGTCATCCGACAGCGGCGCATCGCTGGACATGTCGTTCTTGCGCGCGCCCCGGTAAAACGTGGTGACAGCTACGCCGGAACTGGCCAACTGCTGGCTGAAGTCAGCATGTTTCATGATCACGCCGATGGACCCCACCCCCGACGATTCGGACAGCGTGATATCGCTGCAGGCGCAGGCGATGGCATAGGCAGCGGAAAACGCGTTGAAATGCACCAGGGCGTGAATCGGCTTGACCGCCTTAGCCGCCTCGATGTCGGCCACCAGCTCGAAACAGCCGACGACGGCGCCGCCAGGGCTGTCCAGCTCCAGCACCATGGCGCTAACACGCGGATCGTTCAGCCCGGCTTGTACCTGGCTGCGGATGCCTTCATAGCTGGTTTGCGTGGCGCACAAATTGACATTCGCTTCACGCGCCACCAGCAGCCCTTGTACCGGAATCACCAGCAGGCCCGTTTGCTGCGCCGACTGCATCCGCTGTTCGGCCTGGCTGACCATCGCCGCCCGGCCGCCATCATCGCGCCAAGCTGCAGGCTGCAGCGCGGCGGCAACGTGGACGCCCAGCTGGCGCAACTCGACGCCGGCCCGCTCTCCGGCCCAGGCCACCGCCTCATGCAGCACGTCCGGCAATACCATGTGCGGCTGATTGAACAGTTGCGACAGCAGGAATTGCCCCCTCACTGGCCAGCCTTTGCCGGCAGCGTGGCCAGCTGTGGCAGCGAGGCCGCCACCGGATGGCGCGACAATGCGCCGATCAGCACGGCCGCCAGCAGACTGCCGCCCTGGCCGCCGATCACGGCCGCCGGCGGCGTGTAGTTGGAAACGTTCATGTGTTGTCTCTCTCTTTCTGATCCTTGCGGGCTGCAAGGCTCTTTTCGCAGGCTGGGCTAGGCGGCGTTCGGTCCCAGGCAGGCCCATGCTGCCGCTGCCACGCGCGGAACCTGTCCATTACCAAGGGCCTTAATCCGGTCCATCCGATGGGCCAGCCCATCAACCACTCGACCCATTCCGGGTTCAGCTGGCCATGGTCCGAAGCCATCACGGCATGGTCCAGCCGGTCCCGCTCCCGGCTGGCGCCGGTCTTCCGGATCAACGAACCGGGCGACGTTCCCTTGCTGGCGCAGGCGGTCGGCGTCGGCCACAACTTCACTTGCGCGCTCAGCCTCGGCTCTCCCCGGGAATTCCACTTGCCCGCCGCCCGCGCTATCGCATCGTCCGCGACCACGGTTTGCCACGGCGGCGAGCCAGATTCGATCCCGCTTATGGGGCGCTCCAAGGTCGGATGCTGATAGACAAGCCCATTCCGCATCGAACCCCATTTGGGCAAGATCACCGACGACCAGGGCAAGTCCTCGGCCCACAAGCAATGGTGAGTTTTCCAGCAAGACGCATCGGGGCTGTACTTCACCGATAATTCTTGCCATTTCGGCCCATAGTCCCGACCGTTCGCCCTCGATGCCGGCGCCCCGTCCTGCGGCGCTGATGTCCTGGCAAGGGAAACCGCCCGATACCACGTCAACAAGTCCCGCCCATGGTCTTCCGTCAAAACTGCACACGTCAGACCAAATTGGGAAAGGCGCGAGGCATCCATCGGTTTGTCGTTGCGCCAAAACTTGTGCGGCGTAGGCATCACGCTCAACGGCGCAGACGGTGCGCCATCCCAACAGGTGGCCACCGAGTATTCCGCCACCAGCCCCGCCGAAAAGAGCCAGCTCATTCATTTGGCTCCCCAGGCGCTTACCGGGTCTTCCCAATCCATCGCGTCGCGGCGGCCCTCCTTTACCGCCTCAATGATTTGCTCGCCGGTTTCCCGCGCCAGTTCCGAGTCAATTGGCTGCATATGCCTTACCTTCCCGCATAAAAAAACCCGCCTTGCGGCGGGCTGGTTACAAAACGGGTAGCTATCGTTGCAGAATGCTTTCTATCTCTGCCAGGGCTTTGGCATCGGGTTTGTTCTGTAGCGGCGCTCCTCGCGTGTCCACCATATTGAGCGGCTGCATATAAACATCACCGCCCGGAATCGGCGGCAGGTTTTCCATACGCCGGATATCGTTGGCAGACAACCAGCCCCATTGCCGCCCAATCGCATACGCGGCATAACGGCTTTGAGTATCCCCGCGCAGCAGGCCGGCCACATTGAACTCGATGTACAGTTCGCCGCGTTCTGACGGCAATAACAGGTCGCGCATGCGGGCCTGTTCGTGCCGCTTGATCCAGGGCATTAAGCAATAGATCACATACTCAATGCCTTGATGCTCTATGTTGTTGTTTGTCGCCCGGTCCAAGAGACCGACTTTGTGCGGCGGCATTTTGAAAATCTGCGCCACCTCCAGGGCAGACAACTTACGCGCGTCGATCAGTTGGGCATCGGCATTCGTCATCGAAAGCGGTTTGAAGGTAATGCCCTCCTGCAGCAACGCGACTTTCATCGCGTTGTCCCGGCCGGCGTACTCCCTCTTCCACGCCGCTTTGATCTGCAGCACCCGTTCCGGACTCAGCGGCTTCACATCCTGGCCGCCGATCACCGCCGGCCGCTCCAATACGCCGGCCAGGTGCGTGCCATTGGCAAAAACCGCGCTGGCGTGGCCATGTGTCGCCAGCGCCAGGCCCAGGCTATCGCAATGCAGCTGCACCGGGCTGATGCCGGTATAGCCATTGCGCGTAAACCACCGCACATGATGGACCTGATGCGCCGGCATCGGCTCTTGGCCGTCAAAGCGGTAATACGGCATCAAATCCGCACCGCGCAGCACCGACACCTTGCCGACCTCCATCGGCAACAGCGCCACCGGCCGCCCGCCCTTGTCGCGCTCGATATACGAAAAGGCGTTGCCATCATGCGCGGCGGCGATTTGCGCGCCTTCGGTATACTCGAACGGCGTTTGCCAGCCGTTGGGCTGGCGCAGCAGCTGGGCAACGGGATGATCCGTCACCCGCTCGCGCTGGTCTCCGTTGCGGCGATACAGTTCGCACGGCAGCTGAGCCAGCGATTCGGCCAGCGTGGTAATGCATGCCTGATACGTGGTAATCGAAAGCGCCTTGTCCGGCGATACCGCCACCCCGGCCGCGCTTCGGGCACCGCCACCCAGCAGGCTGGATAGCCAGCCCGAATCGGGCGACGCCGCAGACTGGCCAAACTGCTGCGACATGAACATCAGCGCACCCTTCCAGCGCTGCGCGCCGTCATCCACGACCAGGCCAGCGCAAAGCCGCCACCCACCATCCAACCGGCCGCCGCGTGCAACAGCGACATACCGACCGTCACCGCCGCCGCACCGACCAGGCCGACCAGCAGCGTCAAATAGTCCAACTTACTCACAAACACACCTCGTCTTCGTAGGCGGAAACAAACGATTCCGCCGGGGCGTGATATAGCGCCCGATTCAATGCCATCACCAGCGCCACAATGCCGTCGATCTTTTCCCGTGACTTGCCTTTGTTGGGGCGATAGTTGTCGTTGGTATCCCGCAGCACCACCACATTGCCGGCCATCCAGCGCAGCACTGGATGCCCGCCATGGGCCAGCGACTGCGACTTGATCAAGGCTTCAAGCTCTTTCGTCGGATCGGACAAGTTTTGGAAGTTCTGTGACAGCGCCACCAACTGCAACCCGTCTTCCATCAGCTCGCCCGCGATCTTGCCGGCGTTCCATTCGTCAAAACCAATGGCCTGCAAATCAAACTGCCCGGCGTCCTGCAGGATCTGGGCGCGTATCGCTTCCTGATCGATCCGCGTCCCGGCTGTGGCCGTGATATGGCCTTGCCGCGCCCACGTTGAATAGGACACGCGGTCTTTTTGGTCGCGCACCAGCATGTTGTCCGCCGGCACAAAAAAGCGCGGCAGAACGTGCCACGGTTCCCCTGACTTTTCCGGGGGGAACAGCAGCACCCAGGCGGCAATGTCTGTCTTGCTGGCCAAGTCCAGACCGCCATAGCAGCGCCGATGCCGCAGCGCTTCAGGATCGACCGCGGCCGTTCCCTTGTCCCACTCGTCCAGGGCGATCCAGCTATCAACCGCTTGCGTCCAGATGTTCAGCCGCTTGGTCAGGAAGTTGAACAGCGCGGTCGGCACCAAGCGCGCCTTTTGCGCCTGCGTGCGCAACTCTTCCAAGAACACCGACACGCCAAGATTCGGATTGGCTTTGCACCATACCGACTCGTCAAACCAATCGTCTTCCGGGTCCAGCGTGTAAATCACACCGCCGAAACTGTCATCCTCCAACGCCGGGTCTTTACCCTGATTTTCCAGAATCCGGATCAGGTAATTGCGCTGCTCCAGGCAGATGCTGCCCTCTTGGTTGAAACCGGCCGTGGTAATCGCGTGCATCACGCTGCGCCGTCTCGATCCACGCCCGGTATCGATCACGTCCCATAGGCCGCGCGAAGGGTGCGCATGTAGTTCATCGATAATCGCGCCGTGGACGTTGAGGCCATCCAACGTCTTGGCGTCAGCGCCCAATGGGATGAACTTGTTCGCCGTGCCAGGTATCCACAATTTGTTTTTGTGGTTCTGTACCAGCTGGCGCAGGGGGGGCGACTTGGCGACCATCATTTCCGCCGCCGCGTGCGTGATTTTGGCTTGCTCCAGCTTGGTCGCCGCCGTGTAGACTTGCGCGCCGGCTTCCTTGTCGGCGGTGAACAGGTACAGGCCCAGGCCCGCGAGCTTGGTGGACTTGCCGTTTTTGCGCGCGACCTCTTCATAAAAGGTGCGGAAGCGGCGCCGGCCGTTCCGGTTGTACCAACCGAATTCAACCGCAATCCAGAACGCCTGCCACGGCGCCAGCTCTACCGGCTGGCCAGCCCACTCGCCTTCGAAGTGGCGGCAATAGCGCGGAAAAAAGCCCAATGCATGAGCGGCTTTTTCCGGCCGCCAGAGCAGGCCGCGCGCTTCTTGCTGCAGCAGGTCGCGGTAATGCCGCTCTACCGCCAACCGGACATAGCGGCCGACCTTGATGCGGCCCTCCAGCACGTCCACGCCGTACTGATCCCACGGCTGCAAAACGTAACAGGCCGGAATCAATCCGGATTGTCGTTGATGTACCCCAGCAGCTCGGCCAAGTCCTCGCTGATTATCCGCCCCTTGCTTAGCGCCTTGGTTTTTGCGCATGAGGCCACCGTCATTCCATTTCGTTTGAGCAATTCGCGTATCTGTTTTGCGATCTTTGCCCGGTTGTAGCTGGCGCTGACTTCATAGCGGCGGCCAGTTTCTTTGGCTGCCGCGAAAATCTTGCCCCGATTGTCCAAAATCCACTGCTTGCAGGCTTTCCAGTCGGAAATAGCGGCGCAGATCAGGCCCAGCGCGATACCCGCCGTGGAATAGTCGAATCCAGACGCCTGCAGCAGCGGCTGTATCTCGCGCCAGATTCGCGCTTCCGCCTTGGTCATCGACCAGGGCGGCTTTTGGGGAAGGTTGACGCTGCCGTTGTCCAGCTGATCCATCGCCGCGAAGGGATCGGCGGCGAACAAGTCCGCCGTTAACATCCGATCCAAGGCGCGCACCTGGCCGGCGGACATCACCGTCAAACCGCCTTCATCCAGGTCTTTCATCACCTCGCCCCGTGCCCGCCGTTCAGCACGGGATTCATCGGTTTCCAGTGAACCGCCGTTGGCGTCCTCGTCGTAACGATGGCCGTAGCGGTCCACCTCCTCGACATGCGTTCGCCAGTCATCGACTTTGTCCGCCAGCAAGGCGACCTGCAGCAGCGCGGATGTCCAGTCCAGACCGGCGCTATCCAGCGCGTTGATGGTGTATTTCCAAACGTCGCGGGAACGCTTGGAAGTCAAAAAGGCGGGCGGTTTGGGCATGGCCCCGGAACCCGCGCGCAAAGGGGCTTTCCCGGCCATTTCAGAGCCTTTCTGTTAGTTGAGCGCGTTAGAAAACAAAAAAGCCCCTTTCGGGGCTTGATGGGAGGATTTAGACCCCCCCCTATGAAAATCCAGCGTGGAGAAAAACGCGGTTAGGCACGCGGTCTTGAGCAGGCGGCCGGGCTGAAGGATTTCACCCCCCTACCCCCTGGCCGGCCTCGCGCCGCCGATTGCCGAACCCGCCGTCTTCCCGTGCGGTCTTGCGCGAGTGGCAGGAATGGCAAAGGGCCTGATGATTGGACGACTCGATGAACAGCGACCAGTCGCCACGATGCGGCCGGATGTGGTCGCAATCGGTCGCGCGGCTCACGCATCCCGGCGTGGCGCAACGATAAAGCGCCGCTTTCAGACAGGCATCGCGCCGGGCAAACCAGATGCGTTGCCGATACCAGCACCGGACCTTGGCCACGGTTTCATCCGACATCCGCCGTTGATCAGCAACCCGGCGAACGTGGGCCGCATGCTCCGGACAATAACTATTGCCCGGCACCGCCATCTGGCGACAGCCCTGCATCGCGTAGCGGCAAGGACGGGAAGGTGCGACAGGCATAGACTCTCCTGAAAATGAAAAAGGCTCGGCTGATTAGCTGGGACTGGTACGTGAAACCCACTAGAACCCGTTGAAAGATTGCCCATCTAACCGAGGTTCCTATACTTAAAGCCCAGATGCCGAAGGCAACTCATATGCTAGCGCCCCCGCTGCCAAGTAATGAGAAAGAACGCATCCAGTTCCTGCAAGAGCTTTTGATTCTGGACACAGCGCCAGAAGACCGATTCGATATCTTGACAACGTATTGCCGCTCACGATTCAACGTCGATATCGCCTTGATTAGCCTCGTCGATCAAGACCGCCAATGGTTCAAGTCCCGAAGCGGGCTGGATGCTAGCGAAACCCCCAGAGAAATCAGCTTTTGCGGACACACCATCCTGAACACGGACATCATGGAAGTGCATGACGCGCTGAAGGATGAACGCTTTGCGGACAACCCGCTGGTCACAGGCGCCCCAAACATCCGCTTTTATGCAGGCGCGCCGCTGATTCTCGCCAAGGGGTATTGCATCGGCACACTTTGCATCATCAGCAAGCAGCCCATGCGACTGGCTGCGGAGGACAAGAGGCATCTGCAGGCACTTGCCAAAACAGTCACCGAAGAAATTGAAGCTACTACGGCAATCCAGTGACAGGAACACGCCGAAATGCAAAAAGCCCAAGTCATGGACTTGGGCTTTGGACGCACCTCTGGCGGTGTTGACGGCATGTTATTGCGGAATTTACCCCACGTCAAGCCACACGCAACGCATCATCTTCCATCTGCCGCAATACAATCGGTTCCAGTGCGCCGCAGCCCGCCGATAGCCAGCCATCAAGCAAGACTTTGATATGGCTCCGGTAGAAGGTTGCCGCTGTCTGGCCATCGATCCCGAACTCACGGCCGAACTCTCGAAACGACCCCATACCGGTCAACCAGTAACGGACCCAATACGCTATCCCCTCCCGGCCAAACCGCAAGGCGTTCAAGCCTCCCTCTTGGCCATAATGAGTAACATAGGCAGTCAACTCTTTGAACGATCCTTCAAGGTGCGGCAAGCTGCCGCTCAATACCCTTGCCATCAGTGCAACATGGAAACGTTGCTCCATCATCAGCGATGCCCGATGAAGTTCATGCGCGTTCATCAATGCCAATTCCGGCCCCCGCGACACCATCCCGTCACGCACTTCGCCAAAGGATGGCGCAGCCTTCAAACCACCCGACCCGACCAGCTCCAACGCCCAACGTACCGCACCCACAACATCAACAACCATTACGATTCCCCCAAATCTGTCAGCGAGGAAACCCCTTAGCCCGATCCGAGCCGGGCTTTGTTTTAGTCTGAAATTTTACCATGTAGGCGCGCTCAGCCAGCTAGGCGGCGGTCCCGATAATCTCCCCAGCTGCATTGCAGAATCAGGGCGTTTTCATACATCCGGCTCACGGCCCGATAGCCAATCATGTCCCGCAGACCGTCCTTTGTCTGGTTGCTGATGTAGACCGTTGGCAGTCCTTCCGCCGACCGGCTATCCACCACCCGATTCAAATACCGCAGGCCATGCCCGTTCGGGTCCAAGATTTCCACTTCATCAATGATCAGCACCGGATAGGCCGCGAAGCGGCTAAGCTCCGCATGCTCGCTTCGTCCAGGCCGCCCCCAGGTCTCGCATATCTCTGTCCGAATCTGGTCCGCCGTCACATAGCGCACGCCAAGGCCACGATGCGCAATCAGGTTCAAGGTCGCCGCACTGGCCATATGGGTTTTGCCGGTTCCCGGCCCGCCGGTTATCACCACGTTGCCGGCGTTGCGGTCCCGCCCCACCCAAGCCACCCAGCCCTTAAACGCCTCAATGACTGCGGCCTGCGCCTCGCATACCGGTTGCAAGTCCTTGAACTTCGCCTGTCGATACCGCCCCGGAATACCGCAACCCCACAACAACGTCTCACGCCGCTCCCTCATTCTCCGCTCCCGCTCCCGTTCAAGACTGCACTTCAAACAAATCGGCTCCCGCCCCGGCAATAGCTCAGCTTCAAACTCGCCATGCACTTCGCAGACACCCGTCGCCGGCACCATGCGGCCCAAGACCGCCAAACCATCAAAATACTGCAGCGCCTTATTCAATCCATCCATCGGCGGCCCCCTTCACATTCCCCACCACTGCCGCCCCCTCATGCGCTTCCGCAGACGGCAGGCTTAGCCAACCCGGCGCAGACCGTCCAGCTTGACCGCCTTTCACCACTCGCAGCCCACGGCGTATTGCATGCCCTGCAGACGGTTTTCCCTCCCCGTCCATCGACTTCAAAACACTGGCGAGATACTTGACCGGAATCTGTTCATCCGCAGCAATGTAATCACGGCATCGGGCGATGCCTTCCTGCAGCTTCGGAACCGTCACCCCTGCATCCACCCATGCCAGCACGGCAGGATGGGCAGCGCCGCCGACCTTCACCCCCAGCCGACGCGCGGCAATCGCCAGTGTCACCGCTGGGCTTGTCTGTCCTGCGGCCTCTCCCTCACGCGCGGGATATGTATATTCATTTCCCTGACTCTCCGATATGTCCTGTTCATCATGTCGGCTCCTATCCTGTTCAGTCGGTCTCAAATGGCCGGGAATGCGTTTCCAGACAAGGGCTTTCAGCGCTGTAAACTCTCCCCTTCCGCCCTTCCCTTTCATGTCCCGTTCCTCCTGCGGACGTACCAATGCCAACGGCAGTTTTACCACCAGCTTTTGTACTTCCTGCACCGCGGCCGCACGCTTGACCAGCCCGACCCGGATCAACTCCTCAATCAAGGCATCAATCTGCTTATGCGACGGCCGCCAGGCCGGCCGCTTACTGCCACGCGGCGGCACATACTGGCAGTTGATCGCCAGCACGGCGCGGCTGACGGGATACCCCCGGCCGACAATGCCTGTCTGCATGTCCATGCACGGCCGCAAGCCGGCCACATACAGCCGATATGCTTCCAGGCTGCATTCCAACAAAGTCGCCTGCTCTGGTTCAGATAGTAGAATTCTCATAGCCCCCCTTTCCCCCCAACCGCCGCAAGCGCGGCAAGTCGCGGGTTACTGTGTTTTTCTATCGGCAACGGCGGCAACTTCGACTCTGCCGCCGGCCAGTTCTCTTTAGCTGCGCGTTTCACGCTTTCACGATGCCCAGCGCCGTAGACTCGGCCCAAGCGCCTCAACTCGCGTTCGCGTAGCTGCATGGTCGGCAAGCTCAGCACATAGGCGGCATCAGCAACGACATCACCGCTTACCCTCACCCACTCCATCCCGGCTCCCCAAGGATTTTTTCAAAAGCTCGATATGGCGGCGCCGCAACCGTGGCTTATCCTCCGGCTTGGCCTTGGATACCTTCCACGCCAGGCGGTACAACTCCATGCGCAGCCAATCGGACATCAGCGCGCTACCTTCCTTCGACAGGCTGGGCCAATGCGCAGTCCACAAACCGCAGCAATTCGGCACTAGCGCTGATCGCCTCAGACAAGCCCGCCCTCGCTCTCGTCAACTGCTCACACGTCATGTCCTCGGCCAATGCGGCAAACGCCGACAGGCCCAATCCGGTATCCTTCGTGGCCTCCATCATCAATGCGGCATGGCTGCCAACCGGTTCATGCATTAGCAGCTGCGCCGGGACCATGCCCAACGGCGCTAGCAGCTCGGTCAAGCACTGCAAGCGGATGCTCAGCGGCAATGTCATCAACACCACCGGCATTGCATTGCAATTGAGCAGGTTCTTTTCTTTCATCTGATCATCCAGCCAACGCCATATCCGATCAGAATTGGCCTTTAGCACCTGATACGCGTCACCCTCCACCATGAAATCAATGGGCCATACGCGCCCGTAGTCCATGGACAAATAGGTTTCCACGATCCGGGCGGCGGCTGCCTGACGGCTCAAGCCTTCCTGTTTGCGCCAAAGGTCTACGTAATCCCGAATCACTGCTATTGGCGTTTTGTGCGAACCATGGCGCATGCAATTCATGTTTATTCCAGCTAGCATATTTACCAATGTCATTTACAGAGGCCGCAGCCAGCGGCCATCACACAAGAAAAAAGCCGGACAAGCCGGCAAACGTTCCCGCTGACAGCAAGGGAACGAGGAGTAATCTAAGTTGGAGTCGAGGCCGCAGATGGGGCGGTCCCGCGCAGATAGGCCCAATCGATATCGGGCCGCAGGGACTCGCAACGAACACGTCCGTCAGTCAGTTTTTCCAAGTCGATGCAGCGACCTGCAGGAACCTTGACCCGCCACTTGCAGACCGCCCACGGCGTTACACCGAGTGCACGACCGACAGCGGAAGGTCCATCCAGCAAGGCAAAAACGGCGTCAATGGGCGTAGTTTCTTTCATGGGGCGGGATTATCAACTTAAAGTTAACAAAAGGCAACTTTTAATACGCATGACCGCGCCCAACATTCCCGCTACCATTCGACCTATGGTAGAAGATACAAACACCGAAACCCTCTTGTCCCGGAACATCACGGCGCTCATGCAAATCCGTGGAGTTACCCCACGACCATTCGCCAAGCTAGTTCCTGTCAGTCACGTGATGATGCACCGCTACATGAGAGGCGAAGCCCGCCCGCGCCCAGAAAAGCTTGACAAGATAGCTGACCTCTTGGGAGTCTCAGCAGCGGAATTGGAATATGGACATTTCACGTCAAATGTCATCGTGACCAGCCCTAACATCACTATCACCCAGCACGATGAGCCGATGCCTGAACCAGCCACCCCTCCGGATCGGACCACCACGATATCCGATCCGAGGGAACTGGCCAGTTGGCTGATCGCCCAGGGCGACGACGCGCTAGCAGATTTTTTGAGAGGCTTGGCGGACACTTTGCAGAAGAAAAAATAAAAGCGGCCAACAGGCCGCTTTTTCTATTCAGGGTAATTCCCTATGCCGCTTTTGCAGGCAAGGGACGACGCTGCGCCATCATAGACGCCGAACTGAGCATGAAGGCCCACACGCGCGAGGCATCGCCCCACTCGTCAACAAGAATGCTGCCATCACTTCTAATTCTTACTCGTACCTCAGCAACTAACTCTGTATTTTCCGTATTTTTGTGCATTTTTATTTCTGCTTTTTGGGTAGTTCGAAGATGCAGCGCGAACTATACGCGTTCAAACAAACGAGCAAAACTAGACTTTCGTCTAATTACGTGTTTGTACTTACTTCAACGATTCTCTAACTCCCTTCCACAGCGGCAACTCGATACGCAAGCTGAGATAAGGTCTTGACTCCATGTAACTTTCTCATATTCCTCAGGTACAGTTTTACCGTACTCAGGCCAATGTCCAGGCGCTTGGCCACCTCCTTTTGCGTTAGCCCCTCCCATACCAGCAAGTCGAAAACCTCCCTTTCTCTATCCGTAAACTTAGCCATTCGTGCATCCCGCGCCAGTACGCGGGCGGCAACATCTGCCAGGGACGGCAGCAACAAAGACAGCATCTGCCTCGTGTAAGCCTCGCGCTCGACCGACTCACCGATCATGGAAATGATCACCCTACATTCATCACGATCCGCAATATAGGTCAGACCATGCATCATCCCTGCTCGCTTGCAGGCTGATTTGAAATCACGCAGCCGCCTACAATCACCTTCCTGCGGCACCAACTCGTCAGACCAAACAATCGGCCGCCCCGCACCAGCCAAGATCACCGGATCGACCTCATGCCAAGAGCGGCGCCGATACAAATCCAGCCAGCGCCCTGGCCATCCCAAATCGATAGCCAAAATAGGTGTTCGTGACGGGATGTCCCGCGACATCCTGGCCAACAGCAAAGGCGGCGAGCCAGGCAAGCTGTACTGCAGCCCAAGCAAAAACGCCCTCAAATCATCCTGATCCGACATTGCCAGCAGCGACCGCTGCCAGGGCACCAGCTGGGCCATGGCCAAAGGCGTCACCTCTCGCAACATCGAAACAACTTCCGGTGTCATCCGCATAGACCTTGCAACCTACGATATCCCTCCAAAGCATAGGGCTTGTTGCAAGGAGCAACCAGCCTACCCATGCTAAGTTAATGAATAATAACAATTTAAATGTGATTTCATTTTCAACACCCCATCAAAAAGTTTACTTTTGTTAACTTTAAGTTGACATGTTAACTTTTGATTGTAAAATGCGCAGATACCTACCTTGAGTAGATCGCTCATTAACAATCTATGAAAACGTCTCGGCATCCGTACCGATGCCGTAACCGCATGCCCGACATAGTCAGGCATGGGCACCAAGCTTATGCCGGCCAGCCGCACGATTAACAACGTGCGCGTCCCTGAACCGCTGGCCGGCATAAGCCTGCACCCGATAGCGCCTAATCGGACGCTATCGGATGCAGCCATGCGCTGCCGAATCTAAGGAGAATGGAAAATGCACCAAGCCTTCAAGCAAGAACTTGAACAGCTGCAACAGCAGCTGCAAGCCAAGCTCAACGAGGCCCGCAAGGCCATCAGCGACATGCCGGAAAACCAATTGCGATCCGCTCACGGCCAATCGCTGGAAGCCATGGCCGACAATCTGGATTCCTCGCTTTCTTGGCTCAATGAAGCCATTGCAGAGCTATCGCAAGCGATTGACGAAATGGAATGA